ACCAACTCCCGAGAAGGTGGAGATAGCTAAATTCCTCGCAAAAAGAATTCCAGAGATGAAGAACTATCGAAAGAGTTTAGGGGTTGAAAAAGAATGGCAAGAAGCAGACGCAGAATATGTTCCAACAGATATTCCTTTAACTACTAAAAAGCGTTTAGAGCAAAACCAAGACACTGGTTTGCGTTCTCGTTTAGTGACCATCACAGGAGATGAAGATAGTTGGCGTTCAAACATTTCAGACCCAACTTTACTTTCTAAAATACTAACAGCAATCTCAATAATCATAGACCGTGATCCGAAGGCAGCAATGACCGCTTTGGTTAAGAAGTTTGAAAAGACTTCTTTTTTAATGAATAGTTTATGGAAAAGGAATTGGAAGATATCTGGTTCAAAACAGGTTATAAAGTTATTCGCTTTTGATTTGGCTAAGTATGGGTGGGCAGCTGGAAGAAGTTACCCGTGTATTATTAAATATAAGAAAAAGATTCTAACTGAATATGATGCCGAGAATCCGAAGAATTCTAAATACGAAGAGAAGGATTTAGTTTGGTACAACGATGTCAAGAAACAAAGGTTAGACCCTTACCGAACATGGATAGATGAAATGAGCAAACCCTACGACCCTTATTCAATGAATGATTGTTATTATGAGATAGATTATTCTTACGATGCGGCAAAGGTTGAGTTTGAAAATTATAAAGACTTTGACGCAATAGGCACCTCGGCGAAAGAAGTTGATTTGGAAAGTTTATCAGCGGAGCAAAAGAAATCTCAAGAGAAGGAAAGAAAAGATATTATTACCTTTGGTTTTTATGAAAATAGGTTGAAAGATTTGTATACTATTTATGTTCCTTCTAAAAAAATAGTGCTTCATTCCAGTCCACTACCTAACGATGACGGATTGCTGAGTATTTGGCACACACTTTGGGTGTTAAGAGATGCTAACAATCCTTATGGGATATCACTTTGGAGAATGATTAAGGGCAAAAAAGAACTCTACGATAAGATGATGAATATGACAATGGACCAACTTGTTCTTTCAATCCTTAAAATGTTCTTTTATACAGGAACCTCTGATTTATTTGGCGATGGAAAGATTAAAATCAAACCTGGTAAGGGAAAACAAATACAAAACGGTGACATCAAATGGCTTGACATTCCTGGACCTGGCAAGGAGGCATGGGCTGGTCTCCAGTATCTTAAATCTGGTATTGATGATGACTCAGGGATTACTCCGACCATTGAGGGAGAGGTAACTGGAAAGACATTAGGCGAGATACTTCATGCCAAAGAAGCATCGCTTAAGAGATTAAAGACGCCAGTAGAGAACATTAGTTATGCTATCGAGCAGGATGCTTATCTTACTCTTTCATGGATGAAGCAAATTTACTCAACCCCAGAAATAAAAGAATTCGCAACCTCAACAGAGTTGATGGCTTACGAGAAAGAAACTGGAATTGCCCACCAAGATTTATTTGGAAAGCCAAATGCCGAAACAGGAGAAATAGAGAGTTTGAAGGCTACATTTTATCCAGAGTTGTCTTTGGACTTGGAAAAGAAAGGCGGACAATTATACGAATCAAAAGAGGCAAGATACTTCAAGGTTGGCAAAGATATCCCAACAGAGGACTTAAACTGGAAAGGAATCATTGATGTTGTTCCGACTTCGCTTCTTGCTCCATCTGAAGAATTAGAGAAACAAAGGAAGTCAGAAGTGTTTAATCTATTAGTTCCTTTGCTTGGAGCACCTCCCGAATTGGTTTTGAAACCTTGTAAACAATTATTGAAAGCAAATGACGAAGACGCAGAAGATTGGTTACCTGATGCTTGGCTGAAGTTAGAGGAAGGAGCAGGACAACAACAATTATTTGTTAATCCACAGCAACAAGGCATGACACCTCCTCAGGGAGGGGTAGCACCGCCACAAGGGGCAAATACGATGCAGAATCAGGCAGGAATTACACCTCCGCAGGGTGGGCAGACCGTTGTGCCACAATCGCAGTTGCCTCAGGCAGCACAGAGAGAAGGAATTATAGGAAAGTTAAAGTCTGCGTTTAAAATGAAATGAACGGAAGGAAAGTAAAACAACTAAGAAAAGAATATAACAAACTTTACAAAGACAAAGAAGTATTATATAATATAAATAGTCGAGTAGTTGAGAATAAAACATTTAGACAATTTAAGAAAAACAAATAACATGGCAAAAAGATATTCAAGCACAGGGTATTTAGTTAAAGAAACTATAAAAGGTCTGCCCGAAGCAGGCAAGAAGGTTGGTGGTGCAATAGGAAAAGGAATCGGGATAGCAATGAAAACTCCATTTTCAGCAATTAAAGCACTCGGAAAAGCAGCAAAAGGAAGACCTCCAAAAGCATTGTCACCTCAAGAAAGATTGAAGAGGAAGCGAGTTATTGAAAGTTGGAGAAAATCCATAGAGAGATATAAGAAAACACATCCTGGAAAAAAGATCCCAAAATCATTAAGAGGTTTATAAATTTAGATTAAAAAAGTTAAGCATAATATGCACGAACATAAAGAATGCGAACATAAAAATTTAAAATACTGCAAGAAATGCGATGTAGTTTATTGTGAGGATTGTGATAAGGAGTGGGGAAATCAGGGGTGGACTTGTACTACTCCATATTTTCCTGATAGTGGAACAACCCTTAGTCCTTATATTCCTTGTGGTAGACATTTTTAAGAATTATGCCATTAGATAACATAACCAAACGCAAATTAGATAAAATCCTTCGTTCCGATGAGTTTGATGCTTTGGTTAAACTCTATGGAGAGACAATTGACAAGTGGCGAGAACAGAATATCATAGGCAAGGATGAATTTGAAACCTTGAAGTTGTTATTTATAAAGGAAGGAAAAATACAAGGTCTTCGTGAGTTTTTTGAAATCATTGAGTCTGGCGAATAAAGCGGGTAAGGGAAATGGTTGACCCGCCGCTCTCATAAAGCGGAAATAGTAGGTTCAATTCCTACACCCGCAACAAATATGATGAAAAGTAATAACACTTGCACCTTGACTGATATTAAAGGATATCGTAATATAGAGGTGGAAGTGAATAAGAACAACAAGGTTGAAGATTATGTTGAGTTCAGAGTGAAGGATGAAAATGGAAACTGGGTAAAATCTTATGTTAAGATTGATGAACTTTATGCGTTGATATTTATGTTGGTTGGAAAAGAAGAGCAAGAATCTTTGATGCCAATTAAGCAAACCGATGTCAGAACTTATATCAGGCAACACCGAATCAAACTAAAAAAGAACATGAAAAAAGGAGAAATAGTTGTGGCTAATTGTCGGATTTCCGTACCAGTTCTTGTAGAGGAGAATATAAAAGCATTTATGGGCAAAAAGTATAAAACAAAATCTAATATATTGATTCCTCGATAGAATATGCCTAAAGGAATTTATCAACATCCACCCCAATGTGGATTTCAAAAAGGAAATAAAATTTGGGTAGAAAGAAAACATACTACAGAAACAAAAGAAAAAATAGGTGAAGCTAAAGAAGGATTAAGAGACGAAGAGACATCTGCTTGGAAAGGTGATAACGCTAAAAAAAAAGCAATGCACAATTGGGTTTATAGACATAAAGGAAAACCCAAGATCTGTGAGGATTGTGAAGCTACTGCTAAAGAGAGAAAATTGGTCTGGTCAAATAAAGACCACACCTATAAAAGAAAGTTAGAGGATTATATAGCTCGCTGTTATCCTTGCCACAGAATTTATGACCTTCGCTACAATTAAAAAGTAAAGGAAATATGAACAAACAATTACAGCAATGGAATGTTGGAAAACGACAAGAGTTTAAAGAAAGAGAAGAGTTTAAAGTAAAAAATACTTAGTTTAAAGGTCGAGTTCCCGTATCTTCAACGGGTTATAAAAAGAAGTAAAACACTCAAAAAAATGAAAAAACAAAAATGTAAAATCTGTGGGAAGGAGGTTGGCAATATAAAGCTTCACATGGAAAGATATCATTCAGAAAAAGCAGATTCAGACCCAGAACCAGACCCAAGACCATTAGACCCAAACCCAGAATACGCCACCAAGGAAGACTTAAATAAAGTAACTGGAGCGCTTATAGAGATAACAAAGAGCCTTAACGAGTTAAAGAATCCTTATGGAAATAAGCCAGAACCACCTACACCACCAGCACCAACCACACCGAAAGAACCAGAGGTTAATGTGCCGAAAGAGGAAATTCCTAACCCAGACAAGATGCCAGTTCCTCCAGCATGGAGAAAAATGGTAGATGAAACTCTCGGATTGGACTTTGGAATTGATGTAGTGTATCCTCAAAGTGGTTCAGGGTTTTTATTCAAGATAATCGTTCCCGCAGAGAAATCAAACGCCAGTTTAGCTCACAAAGAGTTTTACAAAACAGATATTAGGACAAAGGCTATAAATTATGCCGATGGAATAGAAGGTGTTAGAAAGTTTTGTGAATTAGTTGCGTTAAACTTGAAGCGAAAATAAAAAGTCAATAACAACCAAAATTATGAAAGCAAAATCAAAACCAAAAGCAGGGACACCAACAGGTTATCGGGCTGGTTTTGGAGGACAGAGAATTAGGTCAAAAGGGAGAGGTAGAGGATTAGGAAGAGGTAAGGGGAAAGGTCCAATTGGTGCTCCGTCTCGGAGAAAATAAATGTACATAAAGAGTTAATAATAAATTAATTAAATATGCCAGCTAAAAGTAAAAAGCAACGGAGGATGATGGCTATTGCTGAACATCACCCCAGCCAGCTTTATAAGAGAAATGTAGGAGTAGCAAAAATGGGCAAGAAAAAACTGCATGAATTTGCTTCTGTTAAAGAAAAAGGACTTCCGTTAAAGAAAAAAAAGAAAAAGAGGTTTTCTTCCTCTGGTTACTTGGCATAACAATACAATGATAAAGTTAACAATATCAGAGCGACACAGAACAATAATTCTTTTAAATGAATTTAAAGGTAATCTTGATACATTGGTTTCAATTCTCGACGATATAAAGAAATTGGCTATCACTGACGAAGAATGGAAGAAAGCAGAAAAAGTCGTAGAGATGGTTAAAAACGAGAAAGGCGAAGATGTCGCACAATGGAGATGGAACGATGTTAAGGGTGGCGAGAAGGAAATTGAGTTTGAAAAGAAAACATTGGAATATTTAAAGGAAACAATTGATAAGAAAGACAAAGCAGGTGAATTGACTTTAGCAGATGCACTGTTAGTGTCTTTAAACAACAAATTAAAGTAGAAAGGTCATTGATAATTAGATAAAAAGGTATCTACTGTTTGGAGGGCTGTCTTACCTCTTAATGGGTTTGATACCTTTATCCTATTAAGAGGTGAAACGGCTCTCCAACCAGAGAGCTGTTTTCTTTGTTAATCTTTGACAAAGTAAAATTAAACAAAGTAAAAAACTATGGCTGATATAAAAGAAGTAAATGATGTCGAGAAGGTTGAAGTAGAACCTGCTGAATCCAAAGAAGGAGAAGAGGTTATAACGAAACCCGAAGACATTAAGGAGAAGGAAACTCCTTCGGAATCTTCTTCCGAAGAAAAACCAGACGATACCACGGAGGATGAGGAAGAAAAAGAAGGCGAAGAACTTGTTAAAGGAAAACCTTCCAAACCTGAAGAAGATAAAGGTGTCGTTGAGCCATCTGGGGATGAACTTGATGAAATTAAGCATCTTCCTGGCGAAACTCCTCGTGAATTTGCCCTTCGTTTGGAGATTACACGCCTTAAAAGAGGTAATAGAGAGAAAAGAGCCAAAGAGTTATTAGGTGAACCTAAAAAACCCTCTGGTATATCTAAAACCCAATATGAGGCATTAGAAGAGGAGGATAAAAAACTTCTCGAGCAGTATGACCCAAAGGAATTAGGCACATTTGAGAAAATCTTGGGTGTGCTGGGTAGAAAGCACGGTTGGGTTAAGAGGGAAGACCTTAAAACCACAACACAAAATCAAATCTCTGAAGATATTCTTGATGAATTTTTACAATCTCATGCGGAATATCTGCCCGAGAACGATAAAGATGATTTGTTATGGGGTAGATTCAGAGAAGAGTTCAAACTCTATAAAACACCTGAGAATCCAAAAGATTTAAGAAAAATCTTTAACAAGATTCACAGAGATATTTTTGGAGTAAGATCCGAAGATGGACTCAAAAAAATCGCTGCTCAGAAAGAGAAAGTGAAGGTCGCATCTCATTCTGGGAGCTCAGCCTCAAGAGGGGTATCTTCTCCCGAAGGAACTCGACTAACTCCAGAACAGAAATCTCATTTAAAGGGATTTACTGATAAAGAGTTAGAAGAAATGTAGTTTCGCTGAGTGATAATATAAAACTATTAAAACTATGCAAGGGTTTAAAGTTAT